GTCTCGAAGAGACGACGATCAGTGAGCTTTTATTCGCGCGCGGCGCCCGGAAATAGAGTAAGTAAGGACGATGATGAATCTAGTATGCTAGACCTAAATGATGTTTCGGCGTCTCAAAATGGCCAAGCGAAAAGAGAAAACAACCGCGGCGACGTCTCGCAAAAAGCGAGCGGTGCGCACCGTCAAGAAAAAGGTGCCCAAGAAAGCGCCGACTCGGCGACGGCCATCAAGTCGAAAAAAAGCAAAACGGCATTCCCCTGCCCGAGAAGAGGCAAAGCCGACGCCGTCCCTCGTTATTCAAGCGCCGGCGACGATCACCGAATCGCTGGATCGGGACCTCGCGGTATCAGCCATCGAAAAGAAACGTGCCGGCAAGAGCCCTACGGCCAGGGAAGCCGCCGCGTTGAAGCGAGTGGAAGACTCACGCGCTGCTGCGGAGCGGGATCGAGCCTATCGGCATTGCCCCAAGATCGACTATTGCAGAATGTCCGGTCGACCGACTCGTACCCTTCACGAACAGGCCGAGCGTTACGGGTTGCCACTGCGCGGCGATACTATCAACCTGAACGATCTGCTCAAAGCGTTTCACGATTTTCTCGCGAAGCACGCCATGCTATTTGCCAAACATTCGGACGACGTCGAGGAAGATCGTTTACTAACCCGGCGGTCCAGGGTGGCGCGCGTGGTGAAAGAAGAGGCAGAAGCGCAACACGCCGCCGACCTTTGGATTTCGAGAAAAGAAGCGAAGGCGCGACACCTGCAACTCGTGCGGTGGTTTCGAGCCATGATGAGTCAAGCATCGGTAGACTTAGCAACGAAGATGCAAGGCGTCACCGGGAGCGATCGCATTCGCGAAGTCATCGGCGATTACTTCTTGGACGTCAGACGCCAGGCGACACAGGGTGACAACGGGCGGCAAAGCGAAAGGAGAACAACCGATGGCTCTATTTCTTGAACACATCGCGGTGCTCGAGAGGTTGCGCAACGGATGCCGCCTATACGTCGGCAGCACGAGGTTTTGGCTGACGGGCGAAACGTCGGGGAATGGGTGGGGAGCCGTTCCGAAATCGACGGCCGAGGCGTTGATAAGTAGGTGTATGGTCACACGGTCCAAGCTCGGTCCAAAGAATCGACCCTACCGGATCTCGCGTAAAGGCTTGCAAGTTCTTGACGAAATCGAACAGAGGGAGAGGTCGTGATTATGATCGAGTTGATTCTATCTGTCGCGTTGCTCGTCGTGTTTATCGGTGTCCGTCAAGGAGTTAGGGGGCCGACGTGTCCGCCGCCGGGGCCGGGGCCGATGGCGCCGCCTGCGCCGCCAAGGAAATTAAGATGGTGAAGCGAACACCACGACAACGCCGAAATCGAAAAACCGCGAGGCGCAGCCGGCGCATGCGGCGACACGGCGGCCCTTGGGCGACGCTCGCCGAGCCGATGACGTGCGCGGTGCCTGTCGCGCTGCATTCAATCGAAGAGTATGTAGCTTCGATGGAAACGGCCGTTGCGGAGATGAACGCCGTCGAGCCACCGAAGTCGTTTTTTGAGTACCAGCAATACATCATGCAGATAATTGCCCTGTCGCTGCGTTTGCCCCTATGCGTTTTTGCCAGCGGGGAAGCTCGCACAATCGATACGGAGCAAAAGACATGAAGCGAACACCACGACAACCGCGTTGCTGGCACATGACACCGTGGCGTCAGGATCGACCGTATTGCCCCCGCTGTTGGCGTGGTCGGATCATACCAGACCGCACTCGGTGGGTTTACCATTGCACTAGCTGCGGTGAATTGGCTGGCGACCTGTTTGATTATCTCATAAACCGTGTGTTGCAGCAAGGCGGCGGCCCTGGTGTTGTAACCCAAAAGAGAGCGTAGCGCTGTTATGGTGATAGCTTCACCAAACTGGAACGACGACGAACGGAACGTCATGGCCGTGAGGGACGAAATGTCCACGGCAACATGGGCCGCGCGTTATCGAATGATTACGCAGGGGCCGCTCATCGGCATCGAGAGCGACCCGATTCGATGGAGCAACGAAACTTTCCCTCTGCAACGAGCGATCATGGCCGCCGCCGATGACCCAGACGTGTCGTCCGTAGTGATAATGGGGCCGCCTCAAGCCGGCGGTAAGACGGACGTGCTCATCAACGTCATGCTGCACGCGCTGGAACATTCGCGCGTCGACGTTCTGTATGTGAATGCAAACCAGCGAAAGGCCGCCGACCAGTGGATGAAGAAAATCAAGCCGGCGATTCGCGCGAGCGATGTTTCGTGGATCATACCGGAAGACAGGGAGAAGGCCGGCGACAAACACCGCAGGGACATGACCAACGGATTTTCTTTGTTCCTCGCCGGCGCAGAGTCCGTCGCCAACATTTCAGCGAACACGATTCCGATGGTCATTTGTGATGACGTTCAGGCGATGCCACAGAATATGATCGGCGCCGGTCACGCAGTCGACGTGGCATCATCGAGGTCGAAAGCGCTGCCGGAAACGAGTCGAACTCTCATGGCGGCCGGCACGGCGCTCGGCCACGACGATTATTTGCACCGGCTTCTCAAGAGGTCAAGTCATTGCAAACCGTATGTGCCGTGCATGGGATGCGGTCGGTATCAATTGCTGTCGTGGGATCGGATGGAATTCGAGGACGATGATCCGGTTGAAGCTCGCAAGGATTGTCGGATGCGTTGTGATAACGAGCAGTGCAACCACCGACTTGCGTTTGTCGAGCTGCAAGACATGCTGACCCGATTCGTTTGGTGTCCGAGAGGACAATCAGTCGGTGACGATGGTCGCTTGCTAGGCGACGCGCCCAAGACAACCGTGGTGGGTTTCTGGTGGAATGCTTTGTATTGGCCATTCGTGAATTGGACGACTCATGCCGTCCAGCATATCGAGGCCGTTGGTACGCCGGAACGGGAGTTGGATTTCGAGCAGCACATTCTAACGATACCGCACAAGCCGAGCATCGAAGAGGGGCTGATAACCGTCAGCGACGTCGAGGAAAGAAAACAAGAAGACCATCTGTGGGGAACGGTGCCTGCGGAGGCGGATTTGATTACAGAATATGTCGACGTCCACGATCGATTCTTGTACTACGTCGTGCGAGCGTGGCGTCAGCGAGACGGCCGTAGTTGGTTGGTCGACGCCGGGACCGAAGGCGTTCACAGTGGTAAGGACGACGTCGACGACCCGCAAGAGAGGGACGCTCGGGTCAACGTCGGAATCAGACAGTCGTTGCAGGAGATGTTCAAAGCAGAGAAGCGCGGCTGGCCGACGTGCGGCCCCGGCGGTCGAATCTTGCGAATACTGAACGCGAGAGCGGTCGCCGTGGACGGCGGCTATCGGCCGAACATCGTGCATCAATCGTGTCAGCGATTCAATAGCGCACTGCGTTTTCCAAAATGGTTTATGACACTCGGTCGTCGCGGTCAGACCATCGAGCTGTGGCCGGCGAAACCGAGTCGCTCGAAGAAATCGGGCGTTCTCTACTACCCGATAAACGTCGACGAGCTGAAGCACATTCTACGGGAGCTGCTCGCGATCCCGCCCGGTGAACCAGGCGAATGGTCGGTCTACAGCAACAGGGACTTGGAAGCGTATTTTCGGCATCTGGTGTCGGAACGATTTGGCGAAGTGACAGGCTCCGGTCAGACAAAGAAGAAATGGACACGGCAGAAAGGTGCCGGGCCGAATCACTGGCTCGACTGCGAGGTAGGAAACATCGCTCTGGCGATCGCGTGCGGTGTCAAACTTATCGGGCACGGATACGCTCGGAAGAAACGGGAGCAAAAACAAACACCGACCCGCGAGCCGTTTATGACACCGCGTGGTCAGCCGTTCATGCTGACGGATCGATAGAAACACCGGAAAGGAAACCAATGGCAAAAAAGACCAAGGAAAAAAAGAACAAAAAACAAGAAGGCTCGAAGGATGAAATGATTACCGATACAAAAGCAGGCGAGCCCGACGCGCCGCTGGTGCTCGACTCGAAGGCGCACAACATCACCGCAGTGGATTGCGACGACCCGACGTGTAAATTCCACGGCTCCCCGCATCGGCATTCCCACTTGGGTGAAAAAGAACAGCCCGTGGTCGCCGCGCCGGCTGACGAATCGCGATCGGGCGAGCGCGAAGATCCATCGTGCAGACTCGCCAGTCTCCCCGATCGACCAGAGACGGTCGCGCCGCCCAATGCGCCGCTGCAAGATGACGACAACGTGCAGTGCGAGCCGGGGGAACCGACCACGACCCCAAAGTGCTGTTGTGGTGAGGTGCTCGTGCCGACCGACGATGGGTACTTCTTTCCATGCACCGCCTGCGAAATCAAATACCAATTGCCGCCCAACATTCGCGGCTTGTTGTCGTGTTCGCTGCCGGTAGGTGTGCGACCCGAAGGTCAATACGTGGGACGCCACGTAGATTTTCAGCTCACGATCGCGCAATCCGAATTGTTGCTCGACATCGGTGCCGGCTTACGCGATTGCGGAGAGCACCACTCCAACGGTCAAATCGTCGCCAAAGTTACGGACGTTTTTCGGTACATTCTGCAAACATTGTTAGAACGACCGTGCGAACCGCTCGACGTGCGGCGGGTGGTTACCCACAGGCTGCCGACACCGAAATTTCTGATCGGTTTTGATCGCTATCATGCTTGTCACGGTAAGAGAGACGCCTGCGATAAGTGCGGCGGTTCCGGGGTCGAACCTGTTACGGGAAAGGGGATTCGCGATGGCAAGGAAGGCTAGAAAAAAACGAGAGGAAATTGTAACCCTGACGATGGCCGACCTACGCGCTGCCGAATACAACCCGCGAGCCATAGAACAACACGCCGCCCGAGCGCTAGACGCCTCGATGGCGAATTTCGGAGACATCGCGGGGTTTGTCTTCAACAAGCGAACCGGTAACATGGTGACGGGCCATCAGCGATTGAGGGCACTCAGAAAAAAGTACGGATTGCGTTTGGTTCTTCGCGTTGATAGCCCCGAGGACGCACGGATCTCGACGCCTGATGGTGATTGGTCACTACGCCTGGTCGATTGGTCGCTCGAAACCGAGATGGCCGCCAACGTCGCGGCGAATAGCCCGTCGCTCCACGGAAAATTTACCGAAGACCTGGCAGACATTCTCGACACGGTTCGCGAATCCGACGACGCCATCTATGAATCGCTTCTGTTGAGCGACCTCGAAACTCAGGCACAGGACGTAGAGCAAAAATCAACCCAAGTATCAACCAAGCCGGTGGTTCAGGAGTACGTCTATCGAATTGTGGTTACCTGCGTAAGCGAGGAAGAACAGGCGTTGTTCTACGAAAAATGGAAGTCGGAGGGTCTATCGTGCAAACTTTTGACATTGTAGTTCGTTCGCCGATCAGCGAATCCGTTCGCTGTCGCCAGTTGGAATCTATGTTCGACGTTCCATTCGAAAAAGAAAGCCGAGTGGAATGGCACGTTGAAATGCTGAACGACGAGTTTGACTGGACGATCGGTTTGATCTATGGGCCATCGGGATCCGGAAAATCGATTCTGGCCAAACGCATGTACGGCAAGCGCGTCGACAGGATCTTCCGTTGGCCGGGAAAATCCGTGGTCGACGATTTCCCCAAAGACCGATCGATGAAGGAGATTTCCCAAGTGTGCCAGGCGGTCGGGTTCGGCACGATACCCGCATGGCTTCGACCGTTCAGGGTCCTGAGCAATGGAGAAAAATTCCGAGTCACGCTTGCGAGGTTGTTTGTAGAGTCGGATGAGCTGATCGTGGTCGACGAGTTTACCTCAGTGGTCGATCGACAAGTCGCGAAGATTGGCTCGCACGCGGTTCAGAAGTTCATTCGCCGTGCCAATCCACCGCGAAAATTCGTGGCCATTTCGTGCCATGACGACATCATACCTTGGCTGCGGCCCGACTGGATCCTCCACACGGCGGACAGTCGCTTCGAACGGAGGCGTCTTCGGCAAGGCACGAAGCGCCAAGTCACACTCGACATTGAAATCAAGCCCGTCCCCCACAAAACGTGGCAGACATTCTGTCGCTTTCACTATCTGACCAAGGAACTGCACAGGGCCGCGAGATGTTTTGCTTTGTTCGTAAACGGCACGATCGCGGCGTTCGCCGGTATGTTGTATCGCCCACAGAACCAATTGGGCAGACGGAAGATCATGGGTTGCTCTCGCTTGGTGACGCTCCCTGACTATCAGGGGCTCGGACTCGCTTTCGTGCTGATCGACAGGATCGCCGGCTGGTACAAAGCGTGCGGCCGTTTCACCCACACGTATCCTGCCCACCCGGCACTGATTAAAGCATTCGATCGATCGACCGTGTGGTCTATGAAAAAAACGCCCGGCGAATTCTCAACGAGATCTGGCCAGAATTCTAAAATGGGTTACTCAGAAAAGCACGGCCGTCCGTGTGGGGTGTTTCGTTTCGTCGGGCCGCCCGGCGACGCCGCGGAAGCACGGCGGGTCTTTTCGTATTGGCCTGGCCATATCAAACCGGAGGAATATGCCAAGCTGGTGTCTTCAAAATGATGCCCGAAGACGACCTTGGTTTAATCCGAGCGCTATTGAGAGAATACGGAAAAAAACCCAGATGACTTTTGTTCAACACCAAAGAGATTCACCAACTGCTAGACGACCTCGCCGCCGAACGGGTGACGCTGGCAACTTGCGGAGGCGAGTCGATGGACATTCTTAACATCCGGCCGGATCTGAATAAGAGGGAGCAACGGATACTCGACGCCGTCCGAGACGAGTACGGCAAGCGGGCACGATTGCTCGGCCGCGCCGCAAACGGGAACTTGCATTTCAAACTGATTCAGCCAACGGCCTGGGAACAATACACTTACGACGAAACAATATTTCAACAGGCCACCGGTCGGACTCCCGACCTGTTGGTTTTCAACGTCAATCAGGAGCGGCCGGCACCATGAGTGTGTACGTGGACAGTTTGTTCCCAACGCCTAGCAAGTGCAATTGGAGATTCTCGCACGCTTGCCATATCTTCGCGGACAACGAAGACGAGTTGCACGCCTTCGTGGCGTCGATCGGCCTGCGCCGCGCATGGTTTCAAAATCACCCACGGCTGCCGCATTATGATATGACGAAAACCAAGCGGCTGCTGGCCGTAAAACTCGGGGCGATCGAAGTGAGTGCGAGGTTTACCGGACAATGGATGCGGGAGCGTCAGCCAGACCCCACCCAGAACCGCCAGAGCCGACCCGTGTGAGGCGATCGACCCGTCTATGGCGCCAGAACCCATCCGGCTGCCAGAGACCGCCAGAAGTCCGGCCTTGGGGTCGGCGTCTCGACTACGGGCGCTGATGGAGAAGACAGGGCAATCGCCGCGGATCGCGCCGGTGAGAGTCACGAAAGGCGCTCAAGGTCAAGGGCGCCACCGGGTGGGGACACATATCAGTCTGGGGCGCCACCGGATGGGGACGATCCCGTAGGCTGCCGAAAGATTCTGACGATATTTTCTGTGGCCTAAGTCGCGCCCGCTGAACGACTTAGGCCGCACCGGTCGATCGCCATGAACTTTGTATGACTTTTCTCTTGACGGGGTGCCAGCGGTGTGGCATAGTGTAGGTAGAAGGACGACGAAAACAAAAGGAGACACGACGATGACCAAGACAACCAAGACAACCAAGACACCGACAACCATGCAAAGAGTCCGCGGCGCTTTGCGAACCGCGGGTTTCTCCGAATACTCTTGGTCGAAGCAAGCCCCCCATCATACTCGGGGCTTCACCATCGGACAACACGATAATGTTATCGTCGTGGTTTACACCGGCAACCAAAACGGTCAGCCGAGGCGATACGCCACGGCGCTTAAGCAAGCGGGAATGCCCTGTACGTTCTTTGCCGTCGGCGTGCGAATCGAGAAATGAAAACCTGGCTGTTACTGGTATGACGCCTGTCAATCACTTTTGAACCGAAAGGATTAGACGATGAGGACTTTTGAGATCAGATTCGACGACGGATCGAAAAAACGGATCGACGCACAACGCGCAAGTAAGTAGACGTCTAATGAATGCGCGACATAGTTGACCTGCGCAGATTATCGCGAAGACAAACCACAGGAAAGGACAGAAACATGGCACACGAAATTTGGACACTAGACCGACCGATGATGGGAAGCAACAAGCCGGGATGGCACAAGAAAGGCATCGTGGTTGCCGGGCAACCGAATATTGAGGAAGCAATCAAGCATGCAAAAATGGATTGGAAAGTGATCTGCGAGCAAGCCCTGCTATCGGATGGCGACGGCGGGATGCTCCCCATCCCCAATTCATTCGCGACGGTTCGAGACGACCTACCGAAAAACGACCCGCGGCGAATTCTCGGTAGCAGTGTTAGCGGGCGGTACGAGCCCATCCAAAATCGCGACGTATTCGAGATTGCCGAATTCATGCAGAATTCAGGTGCCGCAGAAATCGAAACCGCCGGCACTTTGAAAAACGGCCGGCTCGCTTGGGTCATGTCCGTTGCACCGAAGCCGATCAAAATCAAGGACGACGAGTTGGCTAAGTATCTTTTGCTGTCCACGAGTCACGACGGGTCAAAGGCACTCCAGATAATGTTCACGCCGATCCGCGTGGTCTGCTGGAACACATTGCAATGGGCGCTCGCCGGCTCTACGGACAAAATCACGATAACGCATACCGGAGATCGCAAAAGGAAAATCGAAAACGCCAAGGTTGTTCTCGGATTGGCCGACAAGCACTTCGGCGCACACGAAGAGGTTATGAATAAGATGGCGAACGCCGCGATCGACGACCGCTTTGCCGCGGCGTTTCTGTCTGCGGTCTTTCCGAATCCCGAGACCGATCAAAAGTGGACAACACAAACGAAAAAACGAAATAGAATCTTCCAATTGTTCAAAGGCGAGCAGAGCGGCGGTGACCAAGTCGCTGTGAAGGGCACGGCATACGGTTTGGCAAACGCGGTCACCGAATATCTAGACCACGAGTCGACGTGCCTCGCCGTCAACCGTGGTCAGGACGATGCCCGAATGGACTCGATAATGTTCGGGCACGTCGCCAAGACACGGAACACAGCACTCAACGCCTTGACCCGAGCGCTGGAGATTGTCAAGTCACCGAGTGTCCGGTCGACGCAGGTGGACGATATTCTTTTGGCGATAGAGACGGGTACGAGCGGTACGTCGGCGGTCGACGAACTTTTAGACGGTATTGACCTGCCGGACGATTCGAACTAACAACACAAAGAATGGGGGGCGACCGTTCTGGCGGTTCGGTCGCCCCCCTTCGAACATAGGAGCTGCATTATGCTCGTACCAGGAATTCTAAGCAAGCTGGGAAATCTCGTTGCGCGTGAATCGACTCGATACGCTATAAACGGCATTCTTTTGAAGCGCGACGCCGATGGAAAATGTGTCGCGGCGGTCACGAACGGCCGATTTTTGTGCGTCAGCAAGTGGGACGACGAACCTATCCGCGGGGAGTTTCCCGTCATCCACGGGTGCGACTCGTCCCCAAAGACCGATTTTGAAGTCGTCGTCGATCTAAGGCAGTGGAAGTCGGCGCACAAGCTGCTACCGAAGAGAACGATAAACCAGACGTACAATCGTTTTCTTGTCGACGAGCACAGCGCTAATGGCAAGTTGACGATCTCCGCGACTGACGGCACTGCTACGAGCAATTGCGTCGACGATTCTCTAGAGCTCGACTTCCCCCACTACGAAGACATAGTCCCAAAATACGAAGTGGGCGTCGAAGCGGTGGAAATCGGCGTCGATCCGAAACGGCTCGCCGAGCTGCTCTTGACCATGAGCGAAGTCGGTGCCGACGTCGAGTCGAAAGGCGTCCGCCTGGTCATCCCCGTCGACCCGAGCCGGCCGATGGCGATCCACGGTCGCAGCATCAGCGAGCAGATAGAATCGACCGGAGTTTTAATGCCCGTCAACCTCAACGTGCCAACGCAAAGCCACGGGACGCAACAGGTCGCTGCGCTTCTGCGTATCGTCGAGGCGCTGTATAGCGCCGATCAGCACAAGCAGGGAAGCGAAGAGCGGCAAGTGGCGATCAACCGCGCGATCGGCGACGCGGGTGAGCTGCTACGCGGCACGATGGGTTACGTCACCATCAGCAAGTCAGAGTTTCCGATTCTCAAGAAAATGGAATGGTCATACCCGCCGGGCTTGGGCAAGGAATGCCTGGTGTCGCCGGCTTGCTATGCGTCGATCAGGAAATCCTACGACGCCGCCATTCCGGAAGTGGACGTCGACGCGATTCGGGAAAAGGTCGACGGTAAGAAACCATCGCCGCCAGAGCCGGCCGTACTTGGCGACTCGTCGCCGGGTGACAGCACACCGACACCAGGGTCGCTCGATGCCGCGATCGAAAGAAACGCCGGCAAGAAACTCAAGTCGCCAGAGAACAAGGGGCCGTGGGTCGTCGATTCGAAAACCGGCAAAGCCAGCCGCCTCCCCAAAGTGAAAAAGAAAAAGACATCGACACCGCGCGCGGCGCCGGCCCCGGCGTCGACGCGGGTTTCCATTAGCCGCCTGAGAAGCGCCCCGAATAAGTGGGCACCCGTTTCCGGATCCCGCTGCCGGCTATGCGGTGCTAATGTAAACCGTTCCCAATTCGCACCGTCGAGCAAGTGGCTCGTGGTCAACGGTGAGGCGTTTTGCCCAGAATGCGAGGACGCCCATGAATCGTAAAATGAAAATCATTGCCGCGGAGACGATCCAAACGCGCACCGGTGGCAGATGGAGAACCGCTCGCGCGACAGCGAGCGGCGGGAAATTCCGTTACCTATACAAAACCCGCTTCGGGAGTGGCAATGACTTGTTCTGGACAGTGCCGAATTCGTCCGGCACGGATCTGCTGGAGGGTTCGTTCCACGCCGACGATTGGCGAGTCAAGCGGCAAATGCGTCGGGTGCCGATGGCCGGGGTTCTTATCGTCCACCCCGATGAATCGGTGGAACTCTTTCAAGTGCCGGTGCATCTAGTCGCCAACATAGGCGGTGTGGTGCTCGCCTGTAATCAGCACTCGGACGTATCGGTTGACGTCAAGACCGTGGTGGTGAGATCCGGTGACATGACGCCGGGCGAGTTTCGTCGGGCTCTGCGGGATCAATTCGGTGGCACGACGACACTATCGAACTCCTGCCAAACCTGTGGTCAGTCGTCGAGAGGGGGTGTCGGTTGATCGAATACCCTGGAGCAAAGCATGCACCGCTTACGGAGATGGCCAGACAGTCCGCGGCTTCCAAACCCGATGAAGGGGCAACGGAACAAACCGCGCTGGGAGTAATCTTGGCGGCCCACTTCGCATGGGACATTGACGCACTGATCGAAACTCTCGTCGCTGGGTTGCGTGAGGCCAACGCTGGCGACGAGGCGGACTGCGTACTCCTGCTGCTGTCTAACAGCGAGGGTGACTCGCTGCCCGATCGGTATGCTCCGCAACCGAAAAGAAACGAGTCAGAAGCCCTCGACGCCGTGCAGGATATCTGCTGCCGTGACGGCATCTGCTCGATAGGGAAAGTCCAGGCGATCAGCGACGTGGTACGCGCCATCCGACCGGTGGCCTTCGCCGAACTGAATCGGAAAGTGGATAAGTCATGACGATCCAGCCGTACATAGCGGTGATATGTCGCACCCGGAACGGTCGGGAGACGCACTACGGGTACTTGGGACGCAGCGTTACAGTTTGCGGTCGATGGCTTAAAGACGTTTCTAATTTCGAGGTTGCCCGCGATGGGCAGGCGAGCTGTCTGCACTGCTGTCCGCCGGGATCGATCGCCACGCTCGTCGCCGGACAATTTCAGAGTGCCAAGAAGCGTAGAAGTGTCGGAAGCGAGGGTCTTTCTGAAGTCGCCGCGAAGACCATCGCGGAGATCCGGTCGGGCTGGGTGGTCAACTATTGCTCCGGTCAGCCGCACATGTGGATACGCCGCGCCGACCAGACGGTCACGCGCCCGTTGCTCGCGAGTACGATCGACGAGCTGATCCGTGCGCGCCTGTTGGATAGATCCGGCGCGATAAGGCAAAAGGTGGGTGTCTGACAACGACATCGAGGATGACGATAAGACAGGAAAAATTTCATAATGCAATCGAAAAAAGAAATGGACTTCGAGAAGAATCAGTTCCGGGCTGCGGTGCTCAACGAGCCGACGATATTCCAGAGTCAAGATTCGCACGTCGCGCGGAGCTATCACGTTCTTTGCTGGTGTGACGCGATTATGACATTGGCGAAGCGCGCGCAACAACACTCGGCAGACGAGTGCAACGGGAAGCTGACGGCGGGAGAAATCAAAGCCATGCAGTTGAACGAAACCAGGATGAAGAAGGCGTGCGAGACCGCCGGCGTCGAGCTGGTCTTGGGCGGCGGCCCTCTCGGTCTAATAATGGCCATCCGAAAGCGCAGGGCGATCGATGGTCTTTTGGATTCGGAAACGGGCTACCCCGTTCCATGCTGAGAAACGAAAGGCGGTACTCGCTGCCTTCACGAAAGGATCGAATTGACATGAACGAAAAATGGAAAAGAGAATCGGCACAAGCAATTTTTGACGCTTACCCCGGCAACGGTGTCATCGAGTTGACACCCGAAGCCGGCGAGTCCATGCCGAATTACAGAGTACGGATTTGCCAGGGCCGGTACGATGCTCTCTTCGCCTTCTTGTTACGGTTAGCCGACGACGAAATAGACCAAGCCGAGTATTCCGTCAAGTTGGTGGAGGTGTTGCGGCGCGTCGACGCTGTCAGAAGAAAACTCGCGCCGACGCCGCTCGATGAAGACAAGCGGCCGGTGACGGCAATGCAAGCCGACGCCGAGCGGTCGACCGTCACTGTCAACCTCGAAGGCGGTCTGGTGCAGGACGTGTTGATTTACGGGCTACCGGCCAACGTGGAGGTATTCGTTCGAGACTTCGACGAAGGCTGGGATCCAGAACGCGGTGACGACGTTCGAATAGGCGGCGACGGTCGGGAGTATTGTTTCCAAGAGGTCGAACCCGTAGTCGGCGGCGGCCCCCAAAGCATCCACGACAAAAAATGGGTTTTCCCTTCTCCATGCGCGACGTGCAGAAATTCAGACGATCCGCCAAAAGGTGATTGTCCCGACTGTGGCAGTCCCCCTGGATTCACCGAACCTTACCCCGCCGCCGACCCGCCCACTCAGGTCGACGCCGAGCTCGCCGAGAGCTGCACGGTGTGCGGTTCACAGACCCATCCGCCTTGCACGGAGTGCGGCAAGCCGACTCGGTGCGACCACGACGAAAAAGGTAAGCCGCTCTCCATCTGCGATTCGTGCGACGCGCAATTGGAACACCCCGAGCTGACGACGATGGGGGAGGATTGAATGATCGTCTTCACCGTCTACAACCCGTGGGCTGAATTGATTCGCGACGGTTCGAAGTGGGTAGAGAACCGCCACTGGCCGATTAAGCATCGCGGTCCCATTGGGATTCACGCCTCGAAACGAAGAGTTTCACCGGAAGTGCGAAAGGCACGGCCGGACATGGTGTTTGGGGCGATCGTCGCAACGGCCGAGCTGTACGCCTGCGTGAGCAAAGATTGGTTGGACGAGTCCGCTCAACTGTGTAATCGGTTCGCCATGATCGTACTAGCGCACCCGCACACGGAGGGACCGTTCTGCTGGATATTGCGAGACGTTCAGCGCCTTGCCAAACCGATTCCGTGCAGAGGTTATCAAGGACTGTGGCGATACGACGGGCTGACGCACAAGGCGAGCGACCGGCGTTCGCGCTTCGAAGGTTGCGCCCCCCCGGAAACGGAACGAAATCTTTTCAGTTGAAGGATACGAAAATGGTGCGATGGGGATCCAGCGGCACCGGGCAACGGCCGGCGCTCTTCAAAACCAAACGAGTCGTGCTGACAGCCGGCACGAGGGAGATTCTATCGCGGTCGACGGTGCACCGTCTGTTGCAAAAACATCTCCACGGTGATTGGGGAAACTGCGACTCGTACGACGTTGCAGAAAATGAATTGGCGTTGATCGCCAACCTACGAATTTGGTCCGTGTTCATGGTGATGATCGGCGACGTTCCGACGACGATATGGTGCATCACCGAAGCGGACCGAAGTGCAACCACTTTTCTGCTACCGGGAGAATACTGATGGGCACGAAGAACCAAGCCGGGCTGAAAGAAGCCGCACGAATGGGGAAGAAACTGCAAGCGAAATGGAATCGGCTCTCTCGCATGGAGCCGCCGTCGATCGCCGTCGATTTCATACCAGATTGCGACGCGGATAGCGGCCAACGGTATTGGGTCATAATGATGGCGACGAATTTGCCGGAAGTGTTTCCGGGGCACAAGATATTGAGCGTCGACCATCTAAAAAAGTTTACCGAGCGAGGCGTCAACGTGATCTGCACGTTGAGAAAGGAAGACTGATATGAGCACCAAACTAGGAGCGTACAGTATGACAATCGCAGTGGACTTTACAAGGAGATGGACGATCGGCGTTTGCAAAGGCATGGAGTCGGCGGGTGGCACCCGAGAGATTATGGTCGTTATTGCGGTTGACGCGCGAAGCGCCGCCGACCTGGCGAAAAAACGCGCTGTCGAGCGTGCGCTGAGTCCGGTGGGCGATCAATTCAAAATCGTCGAGCCAGTTGCAAAGGTCATCGGTGCGGTCGACAGATTGAAAATCCCCGCTCTGGTGAGCGTGACGACTACGTCTATTTTCTAAAATGGCAACGGACATAGAAAGGTTGGATATGATGGTGAGATCAGAGACGATCGAAAAGCAACTCAACGAACGAGTACCCGTGCGCGTCGACGTGGCTACGCTCGCCGTTGACTTAAACATCGCGTCAACGGTGATGAAGCCCTGCGCCAACGGAGACCGCCGGCCGGATTGGAACCACTTGATAAGGCAAGTGGCGAAGCGTACCAAAACGAAGCTCGACGGTCGGACGCTTATGTGCGTCGCCGCCGCCTTGGCGAGAGCGGCATTGGTGTTGGCGTTGATCGTTGGTGGCGCTCTGGTCACCGCGAGCGATCGAGGCCATTGGAATCAGGATTGCTTCGCGGACGGGGAATCGCGCGGTGTGCGCACCGTACTTGGTTTCATGTGCTGCATCGACGCCGGCGGTCCTGGGGTGTTCTACGAATCCGGATCTGAATGCTCGTTTCTCTACGACCTCGATTTGTCGGGATCTTTCCCGAACGGTGCGGAAATCACGCTCGGGGACTACGCCATCTTGCAGAACAATTTCAGCGTGGGGTGGTGGGGGCCGCTCGGTCCGTCTTTGTTTGAATCGTTTGGAAATTGGTACGTGATACCGGAACCACTACCGCTGCCGCGGTAAGAAAGGAAGTCGCCGTGAAAACAAAAAACGACGAACGATCCGACGTCCCCTCGGAGATCCCAATGACGAAAAAGAGTTACGTGGGTCGCCCTCCGACGAACGTCGTGTACACGCTTCGCATTATCATGGAATGCAAAGCGTGTGGTACGGACACCTTTGTGGTGGTGCCGATCTGCCTTGGGGACACTCGTGCCTTCTGTCAACAGCCGTTGCGATGCCCCGAGTGTGGTGTCGGATTGTTTCTAGTAATCACGGAGCTGAAGAAATGAGCACCAGAAGAGAACGACTCGAAAACAAACAAGAAAAACGTGAAGAGTGGGCGGGCAAGGCGAAGACACGATCCGACAGACATTTCAATGCCGCCCGCGAGTCCACCGCGATGATCCCGATGGGTCAACCGATTCTCGTTGGTCATCATTCCGAGAAGAGGCACCGCGCAGTGCTCAAGAGGTCTGATCGGAACATGCAAGCGGGACACGAGACGGCAGAGCTGGCCAAGCACCACGCGAGCAGGGCGGACGGGATAGCGAGCCAACTCGCCTCGTCCATTTTCTCAGACGACGTCGACGCTATCGAGGCACTCGAAACGAGAATCGCCGAACGCGAAGCCGAACGCGCTCGGTGGAAAGCGTACAACGTCTCATGCCGCAAGGGCAAACCGGACCCGACCTTGTTGGACGACGAACAAAAAGAAGGACTGAGTTCTATCGTTCACCACGCCCCGTATCAGCTACACAAGAACGGCGCAGCACCCGCATACGTTTCGGCCAACCTTAGCGGGAACATCCGAAGCGATCGCGAGCGGATCAAGACTATCAGGCGACGAGCGGAGCGGGCTCAAAGCGCGGCGGACGCCGGCGGCGTTCTGATAAAAGAAGACTCAGCGCCCGCTGGATCCTGTGGACATGGTTACTGCTCGGTGACGTTCGCCGAAAAACCAGAGCGGGAAACTCTGCAAGCACTGAAGGCCGCCGACTTCAGTTGGTTCGGCGGCTACTGGTACGGCCAGACGTCGAAGCTGCCCGACTCGGTGCGAGCGTTAGGCGATCAAGATCAGCCGGACAAAACGGTCGAAGACTATGAGCCAAAACACCCGGCGCGACTTTGAAAATTGAAGAGGAAGAAACAATGACCGACACAAACACTGAGTGCCAGCGATGCGGCCGGGCGGCTCGGGGCGGCGACGGCAACCCCAATGCGCGAATAATGCGTCGCGCTCGGAAGGGTAATTGTGTCGACTGCGCCACGATTGTTATCCTTCAGCGACTCGACAACATGCACGGTTCTAAACAGCACGGCAGTCTTTTGCCGGCTGGGTTCACCTGGGCTGAAGCCCTCGCCCTCCCCCACGTCCGAGAGCAATTCGCGGCCGTGATGAAGGCGGGCAACGCCGACGTCAAACCCGACGAAATCGATTGGGATCGCGTCATCGAATTGTGGAACATTGCTCCTAAAGAGGAACGGGGGCTTTTTGATTAGTGAATCGATCCAATACCCTTGTGAAAGGATCTTGGCGTGTGCCCATGTTGCAATGACCGCGGGAAGATCATGTACCAGAAGCCGCTCAAGGTTAGTGTGCTTCCGGCGCCGACGATTTTGATCTTCGGCATTCCGCAACCCGAACACATTCCGCGGCTGATTATCCACCGATGGGAAATTCCGTGTCCAGTTTGCAACGAGCGAGCGTACCTCGCCCAACCGCACCGACTCGGCGGCGGAAGAGCGAAGACGGAGACGAGCGAATGAGTTGGGTAGGAAACGACGATCGCCCGCGCAAGAAGTCCAAAGCAGAACTGAAGCGCGACCGTCACCAACATCGATCGTACCGACAATCGCTCAACTCTCATTCTTCAAAACCTTCTCGAAAGGACCAACAGATTATGCCACCAGATAAAAAGACAACCGTACCGCAGCACGTTTGGGCACATGTCGAACATCAGGTCACAGTTCTACCAACAGGAACGATCACGCACTTGCCACTTGGAGTGAACCACGGACATCAGCACTCGGCAATCTTTTACATCAACAACGCGGCAATCGATCATCCAAACGCTCAAGTGCGACAAGCACTTGCCGTCGCTTCACTATTCCTTCTGCAATGTGAACTGACGACGATTCAGGACGTTCGCCGGCAACAAAACGACGGTTAGCGACCAAAAACGGCTGGTAGAATATGGCACCCGATTCGAGCGACACCTTGCGAAACTTCGCGCGCGATACTACGCCCGAGAGTCTCAACGCACCGACGCAGACGCGGGAAGTGACTCATCGTCTGAGTGAGCGCTGAGAACGTCTAAATCGTCGCCTGAGCGACGATCGACCCGAAAAGGTGCTCAGACACCCCTGAATGGCCTTGGGCAGCAGGCAGCCCCGCACATCCCCCGTGCGGTGCCCCGCCCGCCGACCCGTCCACCGATCCGACAACCCGATAATCCGCTCCGGTTTTTGTTAAAAACCGCTTGCGTTCTATGGCTCTTCCGGTCAATGATCCTGTGAGAAATAAAATCCCTGGTAGGCGTCGTGCTGGACACGGCGCCGAGCTGTTGTGCCCGGCACGTCGAATTCGGCGTTCGGCGTGCCGGGCGGATTCAAAAGGTGATATTTTTTGGCGACGATTACCAGCGCAACCACACCGGAACAATTGGGTGACCTCTACCAAACGAATTGTAGCTACGACGTGGAAGGCAGCGTGGCGATGGCAAAAGAATTCGTCGCCGTCTGTCGCTGCATGATGAAGCGCGGCGTTACCGAGTACGGTGGGCCTGGCGGAACGCGCATGAGTTTCTCAATGGCCGCCCTCCAAAGTTTGATTACCGCAGCGACGAGATGGTTGCACGCGAATGATCCCGCGCGTCGGAGCGGCATGGTCAAACAAATTTCGTTTAAGAATTTCTACCGATGAGAAACAAGGTCGTCCATTCGCGAAACGGTCCCGGCGAGCAGATGGGTCCAGCACTCGCGGAAGCATTCTTCGATTTACAGGCTGACTACGCCGCCGCAAGGGAGAGCAAATTTCGTGCGCGGTTGACGGGAGTCCAACCAGGTGGCAGCGGTGCGGATTACCACTACCGAAACGATCAACATCTATTGGCGATGATAGAGCGGTCGCGCGATCTTGACCGCAATAGTCCGATCATCGGACAAGGCATCACGCGGTTGATCGTCAACTGTTTGCAAGACGGGTTGCGGCCGGCACCGAAGACCGGGAGCGAAGCCTTGGACGCGGGCATCAAAGAGCGGTGGCTTGCATGGTCGACCGATCCGGAGCTGTGCGATCGGTCCGGTGAGATGAACTTGACGCAGATAGCGGAATTGGCGTTTCGCGCGATGATCGTCGATGGCGACATAAGTGTGCTAATGACCGCGGACGGTTCCTTGGAGGCGATGGAAGGACATCGCATGCGGAGCCCGAAGACTACCCGGAACGTGGTTCACGGTGTCCAACTCGATAAGTATCGCCGGCACGAGCGATATTTCTACATGAAAGAAAACATCGGGCCGACGTTCAAGGCCGGGCTTCTGGTTAGGGACTTCACGGAGATTCCTGTGCGCGACGAAGCCGGCAGACGTCAAGTGATTTTCTTGAGGCATCCAAAGCGATTCAGTCAAACGCGCGGCGTGGGTGCGCTGCTTCCCATCATGGACACCGCGGGGCATCACGACGATTTGCAATTCGCAACGCTGGTGAAACAGCAAGCGTCCGCATGTTGGGTCATGTGGGAGCAACGGGATGTTGAATCCGAGCCCCCTATGGATGACGACGGCAGCGCGATGGGCGAGCAGCGCGAAGAAGGGCTCGCCGACAACACGTCGCAGACGATCGACGGATTGGCGCCGGGCCTGATGCTACGTCCGCCACCCGGCGTCAAGCTACAAGGGTACACGCCGAACATACCGAGCCCCGAATTTTTCCCTCATGCCATGATGGTGTTGACATTCATCGCCATCAATCTCGGACTGCCGGTTCACGTTCTCTTGCTCGATCCGAGTCGAACAAACTTCAGCGGTTGGCGTGGTGCGATCGATCAAGCGCGTTTGGGGTTCAAGTCGTTGCAGCGAATACTCGCGGCACAATTCTACCGGCCGATCTATTTGTGGCAGTTGCGTCGCTGGTTAGTCAACGACGAATCGTTCCGAAATCTCGCGGGTTACCGAATCGTCGGTGGGGAACTAGAGAAAACGGACGAAGGGTTGAATGTTTGGAAAAATGAATTTAGTTTGCCCCACTTCCCGTACATTGATCCGAAGTCCGACGTGAAGGCAGACGCCCAAACCGCGTCGTCGGGCCTGAATAGTCGTCGCCGCTTGTTATTGCGTCGCGGTCTGGACATCACCGAAGTCGACTCGGAGAGAGTCACCGACGAAGGGGCACTGATTCGTGCCGCGGTCTTAGAGACGGCATTGATAAACGCCGCACTACCTGAAGCCAATTTGAACTGGCGTGAATTACTCCATTGGACCGTACCCAAAAGCGGGACGCCCCCGAACGCGCAACAGACGCCGCGAACCGAAGCGAGCGCGACGGCGCCGCCGGCTTCGATAATCAGCGACCTCGGCGGACAGCCCCGCGTAGGTACGATCGGCCGAAAGCGGCGGACATAAAAGGGACAAGAACGAAATGGTAGAACTTGCGACCAGAAACGCCGTGGTGCCGTGGCTGATATACGGAGACGCCGACCAGGCAAGCGCGGTAGCCCGCACCGAGAACAAGTTCCAAGAAGTCCTACGGGGATTATCTGGGTCGGAACATGCGAGCGCCAACCGCGTCCGTCGTATCGCACATTTGGAAGCGATTAGCGGCGCGTTGCTGACGGCGACCGACCAACATTTCCCGGTGGTGCCCGCCGCTGAATTCGATGGCGACGAAGTGTCAGCGTCGCTACACGGGCGCGAATTGACTTGGGACGTTCCTATCCCCGACAGCGGGGTCATCGTCATCCGAGTGGTCGGTCCGTTGACGAAATATGGTTGGTGGTCGCTCGGTTCGAGTTTGATACGACTCCAGGCATTAGTTCGCATGGCTCGACTCGACGATCGGGTTACCGGCGTGCTTCTCATCATGGACACGCCCGGCGGTAGCGTGGCCGGCACTGCGGATCTTGCCGCGGAGATCGCTTTGCTCGCCAAGGTAAAACACGTTTGGGTTTTCGGCCAAGACTTTCTCGCGTCGGCCGGCGTTTGGATCGCGTCACAGGCTGACAAAATCTTTCTCAATTCGTCCTGCATTTTCGGCTCCATCGGTACGATTGTGATGGTCTACGACAGTTCCAAGCTGATGGAAGACGAGGGGTGGAAAACCATTCCGATCGTAAGCCCCGGAGCCGAGTTGAAGGCGGCCGGTCGTGAGGGCGTTCCGTTCGACGAGAACGCGCAGGCCGAATGGCAAAGTCTGGTCGACAATTTGAATGGACAATTCGTTGCTGGCGTTGCGGCCGGCAGAAACATGCGAACGAAAGAAATTATGCAATTAGCGACCGGTCAAGTCTGGGTCGGCAAAGCCGCGGTTGCGACAGGCTTGGTGGACGGTATCGCAAGTGTGGATGATGTTCTAGCGAAACTAATCAAAGTAGCCCGCGCGTCGAAGACTACGGGAGTCTCGGCGAGCGTGCCGGGAACAATTGAAGAGGAGATTGCAATGACAGATTCACCGACCCCGACCGAGAAGAAAGTGCAGCCGACCCCTGTAGCTGCAACCACCGGGACTGGAAGTAAAGAGGCGGTCGTTGCCGACGTGCCGGCGCCCGTGGTCGCGGTGCCGGCGCCCGTGGCCGCGGTGCCGGCGCCCGTGGCCGCGGTGCCGCCGCGAACGCCCACCGGCGCGGTGGCGCCGGCCACTGCCGTCGTGTCTGTTGCTGCGACGCTCCCTGAGTTGAAGGCTGCGATGCCCAAGGCAACCTCGGACTTTATAATCGCCTGCTTGGAACAAGGGTCGACGCTTCAAGCGGCGACGGCCGCGCAACTGCTGGCTCAGTCGGCAGAGATCGAGCAGTTGAAAGCCGTCAGCAAACCGATCGAGGCACTGGGTGTCCAACCCGTAGGCGAGCAACTACCCACAGGCACCGCACCTCTGGCAGCGAGCGGGGACGTGACGAATGAGTGGAACGCGCTGCTCGCCGCAGAGAAGTTGAAAACGAAGGACAGCGCCGCCGCCGTGTTGGCGGTAGCGAGAGCGAACCCGGAGCTCAGGGTTCAGATGATCGCAGCGCACAACGAAAGGTGGAATCGCCGCCGGGAAGTTTAACCGAACGACTTTGTGGAGACCGGAATTCGGTTTCGGAAATCTTCGACCAATCAAGAAAAAATGGAGTTAGAGCAAAATGGCTACTTCGACCACGATAGAAGGCCGGACCGGTAGTTACAAAGTCGCGGCCGCAATCGGACAATTTTTGCGCGTGAAATTCGATGCAGCGGGTAAGCTGATCGTCGCGACCGCGATCGATCAATCGATCGGGCAAGCGGACGCGAAGACCCATACAGCGGACGCCATCGTTGCCGTCGTTTTGAAAAGCGCGGAGGGTACGTCGCGATTTATCGCGAACGCGGCGTTCGCACAGGGCGACAACGTCTTCGCGGCCGCGGCCGGCAAGGTTGGGCCGTACATCGCCGGTGCGATTCTCATCGGTACCGCGATGACTGCCACGGACACGGACGGCGATTATATCATCGTCACCGCGGTGGGTAGCGCCGCGAGCGGTACCAGAAATTTCACTGCCGGCGGTGTCGTCGGGGTGAGTCTGCGAGTGAAGCTGACCTCGCTGAAACTCGCCGTCGCCGGGATCACCGACCGCGAAATCGGGGTCATCGACGTCGCCGCTCTCGCGGACCTCGATGTTCGCCCGGTCACTCTTCGCACGGCACCAGGAACGGTGATGATGGTCGCCAATGCAGCGCTCGCGGTCAACGCCTCCGTTTATACAGCCGCCGCGGGCAAAGTCGGCCCATCGGCGACGACCGCATTCCTACTCGGCACGGCGTTGACTGCGTCGGCCGCGGACGGCGACCCCATCGAAGTTCTGCGAAGCGCACACGGTGACACCGCCGTCGCGTAGTAACTGACGATAGTCTTGGCTGAAAAGGCAAGGCGATCGAAAAAACGAAAGGGTGTTTCGGACGGAGTCGCGACCTCCGGAAAACCTTGATAATTCCGGAACGCCAATCAAGGGGCGCGAAGGCTTAACGGCCATCGCGCCCCTTGCTTTCGTTTTGGGTAAGAGACGAAATCTTTTTTGGGAGTTAGACAGATGCCTTTCAGCACTGCTTCAGCGTTCGAAACCATGCGGCCGGATCTCGGTGGCAGCGTCATGGACTACGACATAATGGCGGAACTTGACGGGTTGATCGGCATGAGCATTATGCCGGTTTTTGAATCCGCGATGGCCGCGGGGCCGTTCGGAACGATACCGCTCAAGGCGCTTTTACAGGATCCGGAAACACAACGGGCTGCGAACGGTCATTATCCGCGCGGTCACTTCGAGATGGACAAAGGTTCGTTTGTCACCGTCGACCACGGGCACGAGCGAGTCATCGACGATCGCAACGCCGCACAGTACCGGGAATATCTTGAGTACGAACAGATTATGGCCCAACTGGCGCAGGCGGTCGTTCTCAAAGCCCACGAGATCCGCGTTAAGAACCTCATTTTCGATCAGGCAAAATGGGTCGACACAGCCGCCGCGAGCAAGTGGGATCTCGAATCGTCGAAGCCAATCACCGACGTCGACGCCGCGGCAAATCGCATGTTCGCCGCCACCGGCATGTACCCCAACGCCATCGTTATGAATCGTAAGGTATTCAAGCACTTGCGAAACGTGGATCAGATCATCGATCGGGTGAAATATGTCGAAAGTGCGTTGCCGACTGAGATCAGCACCAGCCACATGGCAAGGGCATTCGACGTGCCAAACGTATTCGTCGCCGGTAGTGCTCGCAACACGGCGAACGAAGCACAAGCGGCGGTCGTCGACCACTTGTGGGGCTCGACGTTGGTCGCCTTGGTCAAGATCGCCACGACCAACAACATCCAAGAGGCTTGCGTCGGTCGCACGATTCATTGGGCCGCTGACGGGTCGAACATCGGTGCGACCATCGAGACGTACCGCGATCCCCAAGCGCGTGCCGACATCGTCCGAGCACGCATGGACACGGACGAGGTTCTTATGACTCCCAAGACCGTCGAGCTTATCAAGGACGTCACGTAGGCGGCGGTAGCAAGATGACTTCGGAATACGACGCGATCGCTTCTGAGGTGCGCGGTGCTTTGGTCGACTCGGCCGGCACGTCCGTGACTTATCATCGCGACGGCATGGACGACAAGACCATCACCGCCATCATCGGAACGCTTGGTCAAACTAAGACAAGCGATGAGCGGAGCGGCGAATCTCTTGCGAACGTCATCGAGGTGGAGATTTCCACGGACGAAACGAGTTTCGGTGGCGGCATCGCGATACCCAGAGCCAACCATCAATTGACGCTTCCGAATCTACCGGAGCGCGTCGTCGTTGATCGGGTGACCACAGAGGGAAACGTCGCGCTGTTGGCTTGCCGGGTGAGCAGAGTGATACGGACGAGCCGCGCGGGAAAACCATAGCGAAAGGGAGACACGATGCGAATTTGTCGAATCACATTCGTCGTCGTTCTGTGGCTGTTGGCTGTTGGCGGTTGTCGGGTTGGCGGCCATGCCGATATGTTCATGGACAAGAGCGACACGGCGACGGCGACGGTGGAATTGCAGGTGAACGAAACCTTCGTCAAGATTTTGAAAATGATGGCGACGCTCGTCTTCGCAGAAATACCAGACGAGTCTACCTTGGTCGATCGCCCGCTGATCGGCGCTTCTACTTCGGACGTTCCGCGACGGTTCGGAGACGTTCGCGCGCCAGACGAAGTCGCGGTCAGGGTCGATCAAGATTGAACGTGGACGAATGGCTAAACCGTTGGCACTTTTTGGGATGCACAAGAATGGACGATCGGGAAAAGAAACTAAGCGTCGGTTCGCTGGTGATTTCTCTGACGGGGAACGAGAGTAAATTGTGGTCGGGGCTCAAGCGAGTTCGCGCTAAACTTGCGGCGTGCGTGGTCGTGCTGTTGTTGTCGGTGACGATCGGGTGCGGCGCGATTGGCGTTGAGCCGGGTCAGTACATTTCGCTCGCTCATTGGTTCTTGGATATAGCACAAGGAGAGCCCACCGATGGAATGGATGGCGCTGTTGGTAGCGATGGCATTGGCGGCACTGACGGTCTTCCAGGTGAACAGGGCGAACAAGGAACAGAGGGAGACCGAGGATCGACGGGTCCGCAAGGCGATCCGGGATTGGGCGGACGGGATGGGGCAGATGGAGTCGGAATACAGGGCGAGCGAGGCCCACCGGGCGATCGCGGCCCGCCGGGCGAAATCATCGTGATTGACAACCACCACGAGCACCCCGACGGTGATGGCGATGTCCCCGACTGCACTCAGGCCGGCGAGAATTGCGGGCGTGGCAACGACGACGAAGACGACGACGATTAGGACGGTGTGACCCTTGGCTGTTGACGGAGAAATCTCGAAATCATTAGACGCTGTCCGAACCTTGCTCATAGATAGTGAGCGGTTCCGGACTTGGCTCGGGGTCGTTGGCACTGACCCCGAGAAGCGTCTACAGGCCAGCGCGAAAGTCTTCGACATTTATCTTGATCCGCCCAAGGAGGTTGACGGCTACACAAAAGACGAGTTGCGGGCTTTTCGTCCATACGTCTCGATCGATTCCGGGGAAGATGAGGCATACACCAGCGTCTCGATCGCCGCCGAAGCGGACGGCTCGTCGCAGTACATGGACAGCGGTTCGGTCGTTCTGGAATTTCATACGAACATACCCAAGACCGAGATTAAGCATCCGCGCGACGGTATCCTCCAGTTGCGCAACGATCTTGGTGTGATGCTCGCCGAAATGAAAGCGTTGGCGGGCACGTCGGGCACGGACCAATATGTTCAAGTCGCTCGCTTCACGGTCTTCGGACCGATTCAGGTCAGCGCTTTGGACGACAAGGGCGACGTGCAAGTCGATGACAATCTCATCGCGGTGATGCAGGTTGATTGGGGGGAGTTGACTTGAGTTTCCTCATCAGTGTAAAATACACCGGAGCCGAGCCGAAGATCGCGCGGCGAGCGTTTAATAATCTGCTCAAAGTGGCGTACAAGGCGATCGGCAAAATGTGGCATCGCCTGTTTCGGAAAAAGCACTTCACCAAGGCCGGTGCGAGGGAATATCGCTACACACCGCGAAGCGGCGAGAGCGGTCGCTTTCACGGGAAACAATTCAAGCGAAGTTACTTGGGGCAGAAGCTAACGAAGAGAGGCCACAGTCGCCCGATGATTTGGTCGGGAAAGACCAAGCGACGATCCGCGCAGCTTCGAGTGTTCGCGACCAAAAACAGCGTCCGCGTGACGATGGCCGGTATCGTCCATCTGAATAGATACCGACCGAAGAAAAAAAGCGGGTTGATAATCAACCTCACGGACGAAATGACTCGGGTATCGAGAGCGGAGGCACGGCAGTTGACCTTCGAATTGCGTCGACGTATGGCGATTCTTTTGAGTAGCAAGACCGGGACACGGGTTGTAGCTTTTGCGGCTTGAACGACCCGCGGAAAGGATAAAAATCATGGAGCTGATAGAGACAAGACTGGTGAAAGTGGCGGGGCTCGAATTCGGTGGGTCTGTCAATCGTTCGGCGTCCGGAGGGATATCCCATAGCCCGTTGCCGTTGCCGGCTGGCGTGGGCGGGACGCTCGACACGCGAAATTCCGATACCAACGGCGTGTGCGGTTTGGCGAGCGGGCATGGTTACGTGAACGGCGACAAGCTCGACGTGTATTGGGTCGGCACGGGCAATATACGATACAACATGGCCGCCACGGTTTCGGGTGACAACGTCACCGTTGACGCGGGGGCGGGCAAGGTACTACCGATAGCAACTACGGTGGTCGTGGTGTCAAAGAGGTTGGAAGTCGACGTGGATTTCGACGGCGACAAAATTGAATCAATCGCGATCGCTTCCAATTCACGGTCGCACATCTGGTTCATCACCGGTGCCGACGCGAGCATATTCCCTCAAGAAATCGTCGCGAACGAATTGTGGTCATGGGTGGCTAATCAGGGCGTCGCAAATCCTCTGGCGGGTGCGATCATCGGCAAGGTACAGTATTCGTGCGGTGAGGTCTTGGCAGGCGAAGGTCACATCGGCGGGTTGCTTCGGAGCACGTAATGAAGGCGTTATGTCTGTGCGCGCGGTTGTTCGGTCGGATGGTGCGTCGATGGCTCATCGCCGACGGCTACGGAATGATGGGCGGTTGGCGTTGATTGGCCGCTTCTTTTTGAAATTGGAGAAATGTCATGGGTGTAGCACAACACTGGCGGCACCGCGGCATCTTGGTGGGTGCTACCGTGGTCGGGGGGACGACGGCCGAAGACGTGGACGTGCAGGCGGAAATTCTCAACGAGCCGACGTCCGGTGAAAGCCATGCGCAATTCATAGCGATCACCGGGGAAAGACCGCGCGGCGACTTCACCACCCTGAACGTCGCAAAGATGCTGGCCATCTGCGGAGTTGAGGGAATCAACCTTGCGACGGTGGCACCTGGCGCTGCGTTCTTCGGTGCTCGATTCGGGCAAGGAAAATCGGTGCCGGACCCAGGCAACGTGCATCGCAAGTATGCGTTCCTGCTCGGCGGGATATTCCCGAACGTGCTGAGTGTGGATCACGGCGGTAACGCTTCGCTTACCTGCAATCTGATAAGCGTGAGCAGCGACGGTGTCGTTGCTCCCTTGATCGTATCGGAGAATGTTGCACTGCCGGCCGGCTTGAACGACAGCGAGCGATTTGGGCTCGGTAAGATTTCCCTTTTCTCCAACGTCTACAACGGGGCCACGTCGGTCCAGGTCAATTTCGGGTTGGGGATCGAGACCAAGGGCAGCGGCGGCGATCTTTACGACACGCTGGTTTTTGTTGGGCCGATAGCCCCGACCGTGGTAATCCGCGGGATCAATCCGGAATGGGTCGGCACGGCTGCCGGCCAGACGCCGATAGTCGGGCGGCCTTTGCTTCATGCGAACACGACGATTTATTTCCGTGCGCGAGAAGACCAAAAGACATTCTTCTCGGACGCCACTGCCAAGCACATGAAGATCACCTTGAACGGCTTGGTCGTGCCGACGAAGGTCATCGCCAGTAGCGGTACTCAACCTGGCGAATGCGAGCTGACGATTACGGGCAAGCACGACGGCACCAATAGTCCGTTCGTGTTGAGCATCGACCAAACGATTACATAGGAAAGACAATCGTGAAGGGCACTCACTACCCGATCGAGAAAGGCGACGCGCTCAGGCAGAAGGGCACTTGGCAGCGGGCCAATTCGTCCGCCCGCGTGTGTTGCCCCGATTGTGGTGTATCGGCGTGTCTGGAAGAAACGCACAGGATCGACGATGACGGGGTCGTGCAGCCTTCGATCGTCTGCGAGTGCGGCTTCCATGAAATCTGTATACTGATAGATTGGGGCGAATAAAATGGCGACGAGTTTTCTATATTACATTCCCAGTCTCAAGAGCCTGGACGGTCCCGCGTTGAAAAAAGCCGGACTGTCGTATTGCTTCGATGAAGATACCCCGCGCACGCCGCGAGTCATCAGCGCAAACGGACTGGACGACGGTCCTGGTATCGTGGTGGCCCACGAGCAGTACGTTCCGACGGACTTGGTGAAAATCAACAGGGAAGCGCAGACTTGGCGAAAGATTCCGGGGTCGACGGTGTGGGTCGGAATGTATACCGACGATCGACCGTCACCCGACCAACTGTTGCGCGATTCGCTGCTCGACGGAGCGGATACGGTTCTTGCTGACGGAAACGCTTGGTTGATCCCGATCGTTCGCGCGCTGATTGAGGAAGGAAACGGCGATATCAAATACTTTTGCCGACTTCCCAAGAAAATTGGGGTAAATGCCGCCGGCGATTGGGTGCGCGACGAAGTCATTGTGTCACGTCAAGCGCTGTGGCTCGCAGCGTTGAGTTATTGGGATCACCGCGAAGCGTCGCTCGCTCGGACGTTGACGCCCGACGACCAAGAATCAGACGAGGAAATGGAACACGAGTCGATCGCGGTGAGATTCGACTTTCCAGCGCAGAACGATGCCGCCTTGCTCGGACTCTCAGCCAATTATCGCGTAGGAAAGGCCGAAGTCGCCTTGCTTGAATTGTTCACGGACGAGACCACGTCCGACATTCTTGAGATCATGGTGGACGCGGCGACTTGGCGTATTCTACTTGCAAAAAAAAACGCACCAGCGTCCGATGGCTGACGTATCGACTTTGGCGCGAAGGGAGACTCAGCGGGTATGAGCCCACAGTAGCCGACGTCGTCGCTTTAGCGATGCGGTTGGGAGATCAAGAGGCAATCTATATGGAAAATCACCCGATAGCTTTGAAGGTGGTTACCATCGGCTAGAAACAAGGAGCGTAGGTCGTTGGCAGTCATTGTAGAATTGACAGGCGATGAAGCGAAGCTCTGGCGAGCGCAGCAACGGGTCATCGATCAAGCGACCAAGCTGGAGAGTGGGTACAAGAAGGTAGCCACCCAAGCGAAGGGACTGGACAAAACGCAAAGCACCACGTTCGGTTCAGGTGCGGTCGGGAAACTCGGCAAATATCTTGCCGGCGTCGTCAGCATCACCGCGGCCCTGGCGATTGTCAGAAGAGGGCTCATCGACATCCGCGACGTGCGATTGAGGGGTGCTGAACAAATCGGCAGCGAAGAGTCGGAACGTAAACGTCTGATCCAAATCGCCGGCGGTTCAAAAGAGAAGCTCGCTGCGTTTCATAAGACGGCCGATCAACTGGTGATAGAACGCGGCATCGGGCTGGCGGAAGCATTGAATCTCGTTTTTGAGGGTACGTCGTTAGGACTGAGCCAATCGCAGATTCGAGCATCCGGCCGATTCAAAGCGTTCGCGTCGGACATTCAACCGCTCTTCCAAGCCACTGCCGGTTTACGAGCTGCGTTCGGCAAAGACGCCGCCGGTGGCAGTATCGATGCCAACATCAACGCACTTCTCGCTGGTGCAGAAGCATCGAAGGTGGACGTAGTCACGCTTTCCCGTGCGGTGCTCGGGCCTGCGCAGTCGGTCAAAAAATTGGGAGGGACCGCCGAAGAGACGATCGCGGCGGTATCCGTGGCGGCGATCGCCCTGAAGAGTAGCGAGGAAGCGGAGACGGCAGTCGGTCGACTGTCAGACGTGTTGGCCAGAGATCGGCGCTTCAAGGGTTTGGGCTTGGAGGCGTCGATCGATCTTCTCGCCAGTTTCACCGAAGCGCAGCGCGACGCGGTCATCGGCGAAAACGTCAGAGCCAAGCGAGGCGCCGGGGTCTTGATCGAGAACATTGGTTTATTCAAACGAACTCTGGAGAACGTGAATGAGTCGATCGCGGCAACCGGAACCATCGAGTCGAGAATCAATCAAGCGCTGGCACTTGTCGGGCAAGACCCCACACTGGTATCGCTGACGATACGGCAGCGCGCGGCCGGTCAACTGGCAATCAGCGAGCGAAACTTCGGGAACAAGCAACTGTTGCGCGACGCGGCTAGCGAAGCGATATTTGCCGATTTGAACAACAACCGAGCCGGATTCTTAAGGCGTGTGATGACCAGGGGCGTCGTGGGCTTTCAGAATTTCTTCGGTATGGACGCGGAGAGGATCGTCGGTGGGCGGCCGGCGTCTTCGACCGACGAATTCCGGAACATCGGAATCGACATAGTACCGAACCCGCAGACCAGACGCGAATCTGGTAGGTTCGCTGGAGTTATCACAGGGGAGGTGGCGATACTCAACGCGATCGCGTCAACCTCAGAGGAATCGGTGACCGTACAGAAGGACATCGCCCGGCTGCTTGAAGCCCCGCCGTTTCTGACGCCGTCGTCTGCGGAGAACCCGAACTAATGTTCCCAAAGATGGTCAACGCGACGATCGGGACGCTGACATTTCTCGATGTTGGCACGATACCGCCGCAGACCGAGCGCCTTCAAGTTTGGAGTCGCCCCGGTGTTCCGGGTCTCGCGTCGCGAAAAGTCGGCTTGCGCGGCGTGCCGACGCAGTTCAGAGCGTCGATCGACGTTGCGGCTGCTACCGGTGCAGCACTCGCAACGCTCCGCGACAATCTCACCGAAAAGTTGCAGGGGGAAGTGGTCACCTACACCGACAATTTCGGCATCGTTGAAGACAACGTGTTGGTCGTGGAGGCTTTGTTAGGTCCAGGCAGCCCGTTCAGTATCGTGACGCCGTGCGGTGGAACTTTGGCAGTCGGTACCGCGACGCACATTTTTGTCATCCTCTTGACACTGGCGAAGAAACTATGACCAGTCGAGAGACCAACTTAATGAAACGACTGATGGCCGTGGCTTCGATGGGTTTGTCTGGCAACCAGGGAGATAGTGCGCATTCTGCTACGGCGCTCGACGATGGCTTTCAAGACGGCGAAGTGTGCCTGTCGCGATATTTGTTGGAGATTTTTTACAGTCCGGAAGAGCGCGACGGGTAGGCAGAATCGGAGACCGAATGTCATTCAGCGAGTCGATCAACCAACACGGAGGGAAACTGATTTATTCCGTGCTTGTTCTTGCGGTGTGTTGGTTGGCTTCGCAACTCATGCAAGGGAAAGAGGACTTGCAGACGGTGAGTCAGAAAATGGTTGCCTTAGAAAAATCGTCGAGCGATCGTTACTCCGGAACGGAGGCGATCAGAACTTTGGAACGGCAGATAGACGTTGACCGGTCGCAGAATGAAAAGCTGTTCATCATGCACGGGCAAATAATGTATCTGGCCGGCCTCGCGCGAGCGGAGGAATTGAGACCGTAATGACCGTTACGATCGGTGACATCGTCCGCATCGGCCCGACAACCCACGAGCTGCGATTCTCTTCGAGCTTGCCGGATCCCACGTTCTATCTTTTCCGTAACGATATTTTGGTGGACACCACGAAATGCAACTGTGCGAGAATCCAGGTACAGCCCAGAGATTTGATCGACGTATTGGACGTGGCCGGCGAACTACCGACGCCGGCCGTCGCCGGGATCGTGGAGCTGAGTTGGTCATCTGTCGCCGCCGCTAAAAGTTACCGTATAGAATTGGAAGGCCCGCCGGCGACCTGGACGACGGTCGGCAAAGTGAACGACGCCGGCACGCGAGCGACGTTCACGACCGCGGAGCTGCCACCGAGCGTAAACAACGTCTTCCGGGTTATCGCTATCGGTGCTGACAACAACGAGTCAGCACCAGTGAGCGTGACGCTCAATATCAGTAGACATCCCGCGGCACCGGACGTGACCGCGATTATGAATGCCGCGTCAAAGAAGGTGACGTTCGCACTCGCAGCGTAAAAGGAGAAACCATCATGGCCCCAGAAAAAACAGGTGTCGACGCCATTCTAGTAACAAATACGGGTGCCTCGACGCACAACGCGGTGCAGGCAAACCCGGCGCTAAGTCTTGGGAACCACTCATCCAGTTCGCCACTGGTCTCGGTCAAGGCGGTCGCCACGGTACATGCGATGGGATCCGGTGAGCTGACCGTCCAAAGAATCGAAGCGAACAACCCGATCGGAACGGGGGTCTTGGCCGCGCCGACGACGGGATCGGTGACATGGGCGGCACCAGGCGGAACGGCCGGTCCCGCGGTGGCGATCGCGAACGGGGAGACGAAACAACTGCTCGACGGCACCGACGCCAACAATACGCTCATTGTGAAGCGAACCAACGCGAGCGACCTCACGTCCACATCCAATGTGGTCATCGTGCAAGAGGACGTCAACGCATTTTTCTCGGACGTCGCCGACGCGGAGCGAGTCGCGGGAAGTCAGAAGCATCGTTGTCACGCGATAGAGAACGTGAGCGGCGCCAGCATCAGTCTGGTTGACGTTCGCCTCAAGACACTCGGCACCAAGCGAACCACGAACGTGACGCAACTGCCTGCGTCGGGATCCGGAACGATTGAGTCGAGCGCCGGTAACTTCGCCGATTGGCCGCAACAAGGGTACGGCGTTATCAAAAACGCCAGCGGAACTCTACAGGAATGGGTCTACTACGAAAGTCGCGACAACGACAAGCTGACAGTGGCCGCATCCGGCCGCGGTCTCGGGGAAACTTCCGAGACTGATGGAGCTGCCAACGACACGATCGACGCCGTCGGCGGGTTTGAACTTTCGATCGAGGCACCGGCGAGTCAAGACGCCGGGGCGTTCAACACCGTGGCGGACGAAGACGCGGCCCCGGCGGGTGCGACCTGGCTGTTGCCGATCACCGATGCAGAAGCCCTTACGATCGGCACGTTGGCCGCCGGACAGATTTACGCCATACGACTGAGGCGGGTAATTGCTCCCGGCTCTACGAATGTGCTCGACGAGTCGATGCCCTACACGATACAATTTCAAGCGGTGTAAAACGTGCCGAATCAGAACACCCAAAAAACTCGGCTCATGCTCCACTTCGACGACCCGATCGGTGGTACGACGGTCACCGATTCAGCGGCCGGCAGAACGGTTGTAAAAACATTTCTGAACCAAGCGGTCATTGGCTCGGGACAGGTCTGGAAAGGCACAGGCGCGTTGGAGGTTTACGGGGGCGGCAACGATTTGTTGGTCTTCGCCAGCGTTGACTTTCAATTCGGAAAATCCGATTGGGTCATGGACGGCAGATTCTTCGTTCGGGACATGAGCTATCCCAACCTCTTCGCCTGGTACCTGGACGCCAATAATTATTTGAGCTTGATCCACCAACGGTCTATCGGCGCGTTCGGTTGGTTCACCATTCGCCTGATGGTGGGCGGTGACATCATCGCCGAAGAGACGTCCGCAGGGCCGATTCAACTCGGGGGAGGCTATCATCATGTAGCCATCACGCGAGTCGGCAAGCTGGTCGTAGTTTGGACAGACGGCGACGTAACCAGCATCGCCATGCAGCTACCGTCGGCGTCGTATGAGATGAATTTTCAATGGCCTATTCGTATCGGTAGCTCGTTGCGATTCGATACGAGCTTGCTGCGGACCGGCGATTTGTTCGCCGACGAATTCAGAGTCCACAACGATAAACTGCTCAACACGGGTGGGGTACTCGCCGGCGTCAACTACGCGGAGCCGACAGCACAGTACGCCCGACCGATAGTCAAGACGGTGAGCGGTGGGCAGAGCATTCGTAAGAAATTTACCAAAGTGATTCAAGGGCAACAGCACATGGGATTGCTCCCGCGAGTGAAAGAGGTCAAGGGTCAACAACACGTTCGCATCAAAGTCACCAAGGTCGTTTCCGGTGCGCATCAGGTCAGACGCAAGAGCGCGAAAGACGTGAAGGGCATCTACTCGATAAACTTCACGAGCACGGTTGCGCCGTCGCTCTACAGAAAAGTGGTCTCGGGGCAGCACAGCGTTCGCATAGAAGCGACCAAGGATATGAAGGGTCAACAGAACGTCGGGTTGACTTTGAAAATTAAAACTGTTTCTGGTCAACACCACATTCGCCGCAAGGCGACCAAGACCGTTCAAGGCACCCACACGGTCAGAGGCATTTTCGTGAAGTTGGTACGCGGGGGGCACGCCATCACGACGACGGCGACCAGATACGAAATCTATTACCTCTTCGGTGGCCCGCCGGACTTGACCGCCGCGCCTTGGAAGACAACGGCGACGTTACCATACGAATCACCGACGCCGATCACCGGTGAGGGGTTGCATTTTTTCGTGGTACGAGAGCGAAGCCCAGACGGCCAGTTGAGTCAGAATATAAACACGCTAATAATTGAACTCGACGGCGCCGACGTCGTTATCATCCAAAAGGCAACCGCGCCGGGCGACGTGGTGCTGACGGCCGAGAAGACCG